ACGCCGGGCGTGAACGCCTCATTCCAGCCGGTTGCCTCGCGGCCCTGGTCGGTCAGGAACTCCTTGCCGAAGTAGTACCCGGCACTACGTTGGTGGGCGTTGCTCTTGCGGGCCGCGTCGTCGCTGAACGGAGCTGCGACGCTGTACGCCACAGCGTTGACTCCGGAGAGAGTCCCGCCCAGGAGATTCGCTACCGTGCTGTTGCCGTTCAGCCAAGCATCGAGCTTCTGCAGACTCCCCTGGATGTCGAAGATCGCCCGTCCGATCGCCTTGAGGCCCTTGAGCAGAGGCGAGTCGCTGGGATCCTCGGCGAGGATCTCGTCGAGCCACTTCGTGTACTTCATCCCCAGCGTGCCGATGAGCGAATCCTGGCCCTGCAGGAACCGATAGATGTCCTCGGCCACGAGCGCGAGCGCGAAGAGGGCGGCGCCCAGCAGGATGGGCATCACCGCCGCGCTCGCGCCGGCGGCCGCGAGACCGAGGACTCCCTTGATCAGACTCGCGATGCTGGAGGCCGTCGAGAGAGCAGCCTTTCCGAGCCCGTGGAGCATCGCCAGCGAGAGCGCGATCATGGCGCCGCGCAGGACCCACGTGTTCGACGCCACGGCCCAGAGAAGCCTGAGCCACGGCTCAGCCAACTGGAAGGCGTACTTGAACGCCGTGCCGATGGCCGTGACGACCCGGTCAATGCGCTGCGCGATGACCTTTCGGTTGGCGAGGAACCACTCGACGATCCGATCGACGAACTTACGCATGGGCCCAAGCAGCGGCCCCGCGATCGTGAACGCGAGCCCACCCAGGACGCCCTGAACGTCCTCGATCGCGTCCTTCAGCTTCGCGCCGTTCTCGATGGTCTCTTTGTCCAGCACGCGGCCCATGAGCCGTGCGCGCTCCATCCAGTGGTCCAGCCCCGCAGCTCCCTCGTTCAGCATCGGGATCAACTGCGCGCCGTTCTTCCCGAAGAGCTCCATCGCGCGGGCCGCCTTCCCCGCACCGTCCGGCATCGCCGCGAGCTCATCGGCCGCGCGCCGGAGCTCGCCCTCGAAGTCTCGCACCCCGCGCTTCGCCATGAAGTTGAGCGCGCCCTGCAGTTCGCCGGCGCCGACGTCCGCGCGCTCCGCCGCGTACTGCAGCGCCTGTAGCGACTCCACCGCGATCCCCGTGCGCTGAGACGCCTTCTCTACTTCGTCCGCGTAGGCCGCCGTCTTCACCGCGGCTCCGAGGACCGCCATGCCGACTGCGGCGCCGGCGGCAGCCGCGGCGACCAGGCCGCCCCGAACTGCGCCGAGCACCTTCTCGGCGGCGGCGAAGGACGCGCCGTCGACCTCGATACCGAGCTTCGCCGCCAGCTCCTCGATGACCTGGACGCTCATCGCCTGGACTCCCGCTCCGCCGCCTCATCCATCGCATCGAGGATCTGGTTCATGGCGAGCACGTCCTCCAGCGTCCAGCTGCGTTCGATCTCCTCCAGCGTCGCGTGACGCGCGAGGACTACGCGCCAGATCGGCCACTCGGGGCCGAGGTGGTCGAGACCCTCGAGAGCGCGGCCGCCCCCGCCGTCCGAGCGGCGGCGACGAGGGGTGCGATAAAACCGCCGAAGTTCTCCTCGAGGGCGGCCCAGCAGAGCTTGAAGACCGCGGGCAGCCGGCCGTCGAAGTGGGCATCGAAGAGCGGCATGACCGCCCCGCCCTTCCCCTCCGGCGTCGAGACGATCACGGTCGAGAGCAGCTCGGCCATGATGACGTCCTGCTCCTCCGGCGTGAGCTGGGCCATCAGCCCCTGCAGCGCGCCGCCGAGCGCGCCGAGGTCGAGCTTCGCCAGGTCCGGCTTGCCGTCCTTCAGCGGGATCGCCGTGACGAGCTGCGCGACCGCCGGGCCGAGCGCGCGCAGGAGCCGGTTCTCCAGCTTCAGCGCGCGCCGCGGGGGCAGCCGGCCGATCGTGTAGGTGAAGCCGTCGATCTCGATGGTGCGGGGCTCGCTCACTCAGGGTCTCCGGGTCAGAGGGCGTTGCCGCCCGGGAAGATCGCGAGGTCGCAGGTGTCCAGGATCCAGGTGCGCGTCCCCGCCTCCTTCGCTCCCTCGATGTCGGCCGGCTTGCGGATCCAGGCCTCGCCGGCGGCGGCGACCGTCGTGCCGCCGAGGTCCTTCACGACGAGCGGCATGACGCCGGTGCCGAGCAGTTCGTCGGAGAGCAGCGTCGCCGCGAGGAAGTCGTTGGAGGGCGAGGTCTGCTCGAGCGTGAGCTCGACGGAGCCGCCCTTGTTGCGCATCCGGATCCGGGTGCCGAAGCCGTCGGCGCCGACGCGCTTCTTGAAGGTGTCCTCGTCGCGCGAGGCCTTCACGAACGTGCCGTCGGCGTAGCCGGTGAGGACGTGGGGGCCGAAGGTGATGACGACGCGGCCGGCGTCGTAGGTGGCGGTGCGGGTGGCCATGGTGGCTCAGCTCCTTACGCGGCGAGGGCGCCGGTGATCGCCAGCTTGTGGATGGCGCCGGCGAGGTTGCCGGTGAAGGCGATGCCCGGGAAGTAGCGGTTGCCCCGGTCCGTCGCGCCCTGCGTGGCGACCTTCGGCGTGGTGACCGCCCAGGAGCCCTCGGCGATGAAGCCGCGCCCCGTGAAGGCCGTCAGGCTGGCCTTGACCTCGCCCTCGACGATGGTCGCGCCGGCGTCCGTGTAGGCGATCTTCTTCGCGCTGCGGAGGCGGCTGAAGATCCGGCCCTGCATGTCGACCTTGAGCGCGTCGCGGCCGCGGATGACGTCGATCCACTCGTTGGCCGAGACGCGGCCCGAGTCGGGCGAGGTCACGTTCGCGCCGGCGATCGAGTAGTACCAGTTGCCGTACTTCGCCTTGAGGTTGGCGAGGTGCGTGCCGGTGAAGGTGCGCGCGAGCGCGCCCGCGATCGTCTTGAGCGCCCAGGTCTCGGAGCCAGCGTCCTCCGGGAACATCCGCCCGACGAGGCCGGCGTCGAGCACCGGCTTGTTGGAAGGGTCGTACCAGAGCGACGTCCGCGCGTAGGCGGCCGTCTTGGCGCTCTTCATCACGTCGGTCGCGCCACCCTCGGCGACGGCGATGCAGGGGGTATCCTGCGTCTGGGCGACGTAGAGCTTCTCGTTCGCCTCGGCCCACGCGGCGGCCGCGAGGACGCACGCCTTCGAGTTCCAGAGCGTGATGAGCCCGTACCAGTCCGCGGTCTCGAGCTGGATGGCGGCGAGGTCGGTCGCGACGCCCGGGTCGGCGTGGTCCTGCTCGAGGGAGAGCAGGTTCACGTCCCCGACCTCCACCTCCTGCCACGCGCCCTGGGCCGCGGTGAGGATGAGGGTGGTGGTCCCCGAGGCGGTGAGCCCGTGCACGCCCGTGGCCGCGTTGATCACGGCGATGAGGCCGGTCACGACCTCAGCAGCCGACGGCGTCGCGTCGGAGATGAAGTCGTAGGCCACGCCGGCGATCTTCACCCGGTAGGTCTGAACCGCCGGGATCGAGACGTCCGGCGTGATGGTCCAGCGCTGGGTCGGCTTCAGCGTGCCGCGGCCGACCTTCACGGTCGTCGGCCGCGGGTTCTGCCCGAAGATCGCGGCGCCCGCGATGTACTCCGGCGTTCCGACGGCGAAGTCCACCGCGAAGTCGGCGAGGTTGCCGTAGGTGCGGACCCGCTCCGGCCAGGTCTTCGCGTAGCCGCCGAGGATGAGCGCGGTCCCGAAGCCGGGGAGGCTGAGGCCGCCGCCGCTCGTCGAGATGGAGATGTTGGCGATGTCCGACAGGGGCACGGTTTCCTCCTACGGCTTGGGCGCGTCGAACGAACCCCACGGCGAGGTGAGACCGACGCCGTCGATGTAGCCGGTCTTCTCGGTGGCGGTGTCCACGGTGCGGAGCCTCACGTCGACCTTCGCCCTCGACTCGATGTCGGCGGCGAAGAGCGCTGACAGGTCCTGCGTATCACCCGCCTCGATCACGGCAACGCCCGCCGCCCTCAGCGTGTCGAGGGCAGAGGGGAGCCGGAGCTTCATGGCTGCGGCCTCGAGGCGCGAGCGCGCCGAGCCCGCGCCCGACGTTGGCGCAGCGATGACCTGGACGCTGAGGATCCACTCGTGATGCTCGGCGAGGGTGAGAACGACCTCCTGCCCGGCCGGGTTCGTGAGCACCGTCTCGTCGGTGAGCTCGCCCCCCAGCCCGAGCCGGGACGGCCCGACGAGCTTCAGGGTGGCGAAGGGCTTGGCCGGCGACGGCGCGTTCGGACCGTCCCAGATGACCTGACCCTCGGCGAGACCGAGGCCGGCGACGACCCAGGCATGCAGCGCGTTCTCGACGGCGAGCAGGTCCATGGCCCCGGCGTATCAGGCGACCCGAGAGGCCAGCGCCTTCCAGTACCCGCCGAGGTCCCACGCTTCGACGGCCTGGACCTCGTAGGTGCTGCCGGCGTAGGTGACGCGGTCAGCCTGCGCGCCCGGCGGCGAGCTTGCCGTCCGAAGCTCCGTCGTCGTCCAGATCGCGATGACCGCCTTCGTTCGGTCGCCCTCCGGCAGCCGCTGCAGCTCCTTCGGCGTCGCCGGCTGGACGCTGGCGAGGATCTCGAGCGTCTCCGCGGCCCCCTCAACCCAGCGTCCTTGGACGTAGTTCCCGCTCGGCCGCGTGACGGTGAACGTCCCGCTCGCCAGCCTGCTGATGGTCGGCCCCATGCGCATGGGTCAGCTCCCCTTCCCGGTCTCGACGATGCTGGTGATGGACCCGACCAGGCGGCCCGTGTAGACGAGCGGACGAGGCCCCTTCCCCGCCGCCATGTCAGCGGCCTCCTGGTCCGCGCTCTTCCCCTTCCACTTCCCGCGCGCGAGCTTCTGCCGGATGGTGCTGGGCGCGTTCGGTGGCGGAATGCCGGCGCCCGTGACCACGCGGCTCTTCATGTCGGCCGACATCTTCAGACCGAGGAGCCCCAGCGCCTGGCGGAGCGGCATCTGCCCAGTCTTGGTGGCACGGTGGAACCAGGTCCCGACGAGCGCGCGCAGCTGCGCCCGGTACTCGGCGCGGTGCAGGGCGAAGGTCCCGAGGATGAACGGGCGCGCGGGGATGCGACCGGGCACCCCGAACTCGTGGATCGCGGCGAGCCGCACGTTCGTCATTGGCTCGCCGTCCTCGTCGGCGTGCTCCTCCTTCGCCTGCTCGCCGATGATGCCCGCCTTCGCGTACAGGCCACGGTCGGCCTCGAGCCGCTGCGCCGCGCCGAGGAGGCTCTTCCAGCCTCGGTCGATTCGGCGGAACGTGAAGGCGTTCTTCGCCACGGCTACACCACCGAGACGCTGAGGCCGAGGGTCCTGAGAAGGCGCCGGTACTCACGGCCCGCGGACGTCCGCATGAGATTGTGGAATACGCTTCCGGAGACCGCGTAGGAGACGGACACGCTTCCCACCGACTCGCTCTGCACCGGCCCCGGGCCTTCGATGTCCGGATGCGTCGCGAGGAGCAGGTGCGCGGCAAGGTAGACGACGCCCAGCTCGTACATGTCACCCCAGGCGCTGGCGGCCACCTGCAGCTGGGCGTCGGCGATGGCCGCATCCCACTCGCTCGGGTTCGTCACGGCGTCGAGCGCCGGGACGCGGGCCACGATCGCGGCGCGGGTGACGGCCATCGGCTACTCCTGCTTCTTGCCGCCCGCGGGCACCGCGATCTCCTCGAGCTGCGCCTCGATGGCCTCGAGGACGCCCTTGCGCTGCTCGTTCGCGAACCAGCCCTCGAGGAGCTCGCGGTCGACCGTGTTCTCCACCAGCTCGATGGCCTCGGGCGCCTTGAGCTGGGAGAGGTCCGCCGCGCTCTTCCCCTTCTGCGGCTTGAGCGTGCCCTCCTTGATCATGTGCTGGACGACGGGGATCTTCTCGGCCTTCGCCCACTCGGCCTCGTCGACCTCGTTGATGCCCGGCAGGAGCGCATCGTGCGTCTCGCCGGCGGTGGGCTTCTTGAGCTTGAGGTCGGCGACGCAGATGACGCGGGCAGCGGTGTTTTCGACGATCACGTGGTGGCTCCTTGTGCGGGTGCTACGAGAAGGCCCGGCCGCCCAGGCATCGAGCGACCGGGCCGGGACCGTGCTTCCGGAGTGGGCCTAGATGCCGTCGCCGTAGGTGACCGACATCGGGAACGGGCAGATGACGCCGGCGATGCGGCCCTCGCAGGCGATCTCCACGCCGAGGCCGCGGGGCTCCGGCGCGTTCTGCTCGAACTCGAGCGGGATCTCGAGGCTCAGCTTGTCCGGGCTGCGCTTGTACGCGACCATCCGGTCCGTCGCGCCCGAG